TTTTATATAATACATTACATTATTATTTTCAAATAACCATGTTTGATTATATACACTATGAGTAATATTATTTTGCTCGTAAACTAATGAAACTAAATCATTGTCTATATCTACTTTATATATTCTAATAGTATCTTTTGTTTCAGTTTGTTTTTTATATGTTTCTGCAAAATAACCAATACTATTATTTAAAAAAGCAAAATTATTAAAATTATTTACAGTTACATCATCGTCTCTAATAATTAATGTATTTCTCTCCATTACAGTTCCAGCACCATTAGACAAAATTGTTAATCCTATGTCATAAACTGCTATTCTAAATTGTAAATCTCCATTACTATCCCAATATACTTTAAAACCATTATCAAATAATGATAAAGACGCTTGTTTAGTATATGTAGTAGTATAATAATTCCAATTACCACTATTATAATGAACTCCTACTAATCCAGCACTTCTTTGACCTAATGCAAAATATTTATCTCCTGATGTATCTTTTATTATTTTTAAAAAATCAGTATATGTGTAAGCATTTGGTATTTGTATTTCTTCTTTTAATATTGCCTCATAATTTGCTTGGCTTGATAGTTTTAATGTAACATTATTTAATTCAATAATATAATAATTACTATTTTTATATTGAACTCCATAAAAATTACCATTTTCATCTACATTTAAGCATTCTATTTCCCCAATTAAATCACCATTTTTATAATGAGAAATAGTTTGTACTATATTATAATTTTTGTCTATGATAATAAATAAACTACTTCCAACTGTTTCATCTACTAATGTTCCATTAGCAACTAATACTGAATATCCTGAATCTTGATTATTGTTATTTCTAGATGGAACCCATGCTACATAAGAAAATCCACCACTAAATAAAGCAGAAACTTGACTATAAAAATTATTTGTAGAGCTTGTTATATCTTGAAATTGAGGATTTGGATTTGGTGTTCCTTCTTGCAAACTACCTGTAATATATTTTAAAATATTTTCTTTATATTCATTTGTCATATATCCTCCTATTCAATAAATGGTCCATTTAAAGGTATATTCAATACATTATTATCATCTATTGTTATTTCTTCTATTGATAAATTTTCAAATATTATATTAGCTTCATTATTAATATCTACATTTCTATCAATAAATTCATCTTCTTCTAAATTCCCACTTCTTTTTCTTCTTTGATTATCAAAAAAGTTTATAGCACTTTCTGCATTGTAATTGCTTGATAATTCATAAGTATAAAATACAAAACCATCATTACCTGTTTTAGTTATTTCAATTTCTTTTTTCTTTACCATATATTGAGTTTTTAAAGTGTTAATAGGTCCATCGAAATAAACTTGTTCTCCTATATTAAATAAATCAATGTCTTTTGTAACAATTTTCAAAATTATTTCAGGTTGTCCTTTGTATTTTAAATATGTTTCTGCAATTTTTGCTAATTCTTTACTAGAAGATGTATCGTTTCTTGTTTCGTATCTTGCTATCGTTCCATTACGCCCTATTTGATTAGTTATACGTGTTATTTCGTCATCATTAGTAGTAACTTGTCTTCCTTTAACTAAACTTGTATATATGGCCTTTATTTCACTTCCTAAAACTTGTCCTATACTACTTTCTATTGTATTTGTTCCTATTTTATAATAAAAATCTGCATAAATTCCTAATTCTTTATCCCCTGAAGTTCCTATTGTTTTTGCTACACCATTTACGAATACTTGTTTTAATTTTCCAACTGTTCCACTTAAAGTAAATTGTTGTTGATTATCAGTTGCATAAATTATATCAGTTGTATCTATTGAACTAAATACTTGGTCGCTTAATATAACTTGTTTGTTTCTATAATCTCTTGTACCAAAATTGAAACTTATATCTACTATATTATTATTTTCAAAATATTGTTGAGTATATTCTATTGTATTAGAATTTACCATTAATTCAGGACTATAAAAATCTATTGCTACAGTAGTTGAATTTATCATTCTTGTAAACCATATTGAGTTTGATATTTCCGCTATATATTGAAATACATCATAAGGTGTTTTATCTAATGTGGAATAAGCTCCCATAGTATCATTTCCATTTGATAATTCAATATTTCCTTTTACAAAACCATAACTTGCTATACTATTAATTACAGTATCAATAGCATTTTCTATTGTTCCTTCAGGTATAACATAATCCAAGCAGTCGCCCTCGCTTAAAAGTGTTTTGTAATCTAAGATTTGGAAACTACAATATTTAGGATCAGTTGGCTTTAAACTAATATCATCGCTATTTTCTACTACTCCTGAAAAAATCAAATTTCCATTATTATATATTTCACAATGAGAGTAATCATTTGGTAAATAGAAATTACTAGAATAATCTTTTGTTGTTTCCCATGTTTTTGGATAGCAATTATTTAAAATGGTAGAAGAAGTATTAAGTAATTCTTCACTTATTGTAAATGTTTTATCACTTACTACTTCTACCCCATCTATAAAAACTTGTATCATTGATTATGCCCCCATTCCATAAGAATAATCATTTTTAGCACCACCACTAAATGTTTTTATATCATTAACCATTTGTCCTAAAGAATTTTGTTTCATTGAAATATTATTTGTTACATTAACTATTGGACTTAAATTTGTACTAGAAGTTCCATATAAATTAGGACTTAAACTAAACATTTCTTCAAATCCACTTTGTAATTTTAGACTTTCTTTTTCCATTCCTTGTTCTAATCCCTGAATATTATAGCGTCCAATAATTTCAAACTCTTTTGATGGACTTGATATACCAAAAATTGACTTAATTCCATCTAATACTGATTTACCAAATCCTTTTATCTTATCTAATACCCAATCTTTAGCATTTTTGATTCCATTCCAAAGTCCTTTTACTAAATCTTTTCCTATTTCTAATGGACTTTTTCCAGCAAATTTCTCTTTTAATTTATCTATTGCCTTTATACATAACGCACCAATATTTTTTACAAGAGCTACAACTCCAAGTAATACCCCTTTTGCTATGGCTAATACTAAATCTAAACCAGCTTCTAAAAATAAAGGCAAATTTTCTATTAATGCTGGAATTATTAACATTATTGCGTCAACTATTTGTGGTATTAAATCAGGTAATACCTCTGCAATTAAAGTGATTATTTGAGGTAAAGCACCAATAAGTCCTATTGTTAAATCAGTAACTCCTTTTACAAAACTTGGAAGTAATGCTTTTATTAAATCAGGTAACATTGGAAAAATAGCATTTATTAAACTAACTAAACCTAATGCTATTTGAGGTAATATTGTTTTTAAATTAGACACTAAAATTTTTGCAAAATTTGTCAAAGCTGATATTACTTGATCCATATTTCCAGCTCCTGACATAAAGTTTTGTGCTGCCGCTTTTAATGTTGTTAATGAACCTGCTAATGTTTGATTTTCTTTTGCATAATTTCCTGCTGCATAAGATGATTTCTCTAAAAACATTTGCATTGCAAGTTCTACTTTTTCTCCCTGCGACATTTGACTATATGTTTTCTTAATTCCTTTAGATAAAGCATAAGCACTTAAAGATGAAGCGTTCATAGCAACACCTAAATTATCCATCATTGTAAAGTTTCCTTTAGCAGCACCACTTATAGCGGTCATTGCGTCATCTACACTAATTCCCATAATAGAAGCTACATCTGCAGCCCTTTGCATTGCTTGGCTTGATAAATCCATTGCTTTTTTAGTAGAAAGTCCACTACCTTTCATTAATGATCCCATTTTATTAATATATGCCATATAATTATTAGCACTTATTCCCATTTTATCGAAAGCATTTGCTGCGTCAGTTTGAATTGTTTTAGCATATTTTTTAAAAACTGCTTCAGTTCCACCTATTTGTTGTTCTAATTCTCCTTGCATTTTTACTGCATTTGATGTAATTCCAATTAATGCTGTTTTTGCTACACTTGCAAGTCCACCAACAACTATTCCTGTGGTAGATAATATTTTTTTCAAATCACCATTTAATTTTTGAGCGTCTTTTTTTATTGGTTGAGTATCACCTTTAAATCTTAATACTGCTTCTCCTAAATTAGCCATATAATCACCTCCTTTTTATATTAAAATAAGGAGTGGAGTTTTACCTCCTACTCCTTTTAATTTCATATTTAAGCTGAAGTTACTTTTGTTCCTTTTCCATTAATTACAAGTTCTAAATCAAACTCTCCTTCGTCTTCAGCAGCCCCACCTGTTTCATTTAGTTTCATAACAGTTGGTACTTGATATTTAACATAAGTTAAAATACCACCACTAATATCATCTAAAAGTTCAAATTGAGTTAATACATTATTGAATTGTCCTATTGAACCATCTTCAATAACTGCTTGTAATTTACCTAACATATCTACTACTGCTGAATTATTCATATCTATTTTTACAGTTGCTTTAATAGTTAATTTAACACCTGTAAGAATACTTCTCTTTATAGCATCGCAGAACACGAAGAAATCTTTTTCTTCTCCATCTATAGTCAAACTTACTTCACTTGTAGTACAAAATGGAGTAAATGTTGGATTTTGTGATGTTCCTGTATTAATTGCTAGGTTTCTTATAACTTCTCTATTGTTAACAAACCAATTCATTATTTCCTCCTTATTTCCTATAGCATATATTTACTATACATTTTAAAGTCGTTGCATATCCTACCCTACGAATATCCATATATTCTATTGCTTGTGGATTTGAGAATTGCATAAATATAAATTGCCAAGTATTATCTCCCTTTTGATAAGTAATTGATTTACCTATTAAATTTCCAATTTCTACTGACATTTCTTTACATTTTTGTATGCTAGTTCCAAATATTTGAATAGAATAATAATTAAATAATGGTTGACATTCTCCAAAAAATACAACCTTTTGGCCCATTTGTTCTTGAACGACTATAACATTTGTATCGTTGTCATTGGTAGAATACTCGGCTTTAACTTTCCAATCTTTATATATTTCTTGCAAATATTCTCTTAAAACTAAATTTTTTTGTTTTACTTCTGCGTCTGTCATTTTACTTTGTTCCTTTCAACTACCATATCAAATATTGCGTTTCCATGTTTTAACCAATATTCTTTAAACCAAAATGAATTTGTTCCATCAGTAGTCCAATTAGTTGTTTCATTATTCATATTATATGGATATTTTGCATAATCCACATAAGAACCTATTTCATATTCCATATTACCAATTTCCTTAACTCCTGCTGCTTTTGTTTCACGTTTCATTTTGCCTGTTCTTTCAGGAATCGTTGGATATGTTAAATCTAATGTTACACCTGCTACTTCTTGAACTATCCTATCGGGAATAATTTCTAATACGTCTTTTAATGTATCTTTATTCCAAATTATTTCTACTTTATCAATTTTCATTTGTGCTTTACTGCAGCTATATAATTTTCAATTCTATTAAACAACCATTCGTCTTGAACTTTTAATACAGTATGAACTATATTTCTTGTTTTAGTCTTAAAAATTATTTGGTCGCCTTCTCTTATATCTACCCATCTTGGTATTTGATAATATCCTGTTGCTTCAGGTATTGAGTAAATTCCAAAAGAAATTCCTTGATCTATATCATAAGGACAACATTTTATTGTTACGTCTTTATAATTTTGATCGTCATAAGCACTAGTATTATCAGTTCGATTAAATTGTCTTAAAGTACATTTCATTCCATTAACTAAAAACATATTAACCTCCAAATGGTAAATTCATTCCCATATTTTGGTTTAAAGCATTGCCTCTATATAAATAACCATTATTACCTAATATTCTTAATGCTAGTGTAGAATAATCACTATTTAATTTACTTTCCATAGAACCTGCTTTTAAGTCGTTAGAATCGACAAATGGTATGTCATGCTCTAACATAAATCTTAATTGTTCCATAGAAGCATTTTTTATAGGTTGAGGGACAGTAGTGTCGTCCCAACTATTGTCCCTATATCTTATACCTACTTGTGAGAATATCATCTCACTTGCTTCTTCGACTTTATAACTAGGAATATTTAATGCGGAATATTCAGTATATTTTTCTTTAAATTCAGCAAGTGTGAATAATCTCATATTCCCACCTCCTATAATTAAGCACTAACTGTTTCTTGTAATTTTATGATAGCGTTTCCTTCTACTACTTTTGCACCAAATAGGATATTACCTTCCATTACATAATCCTGTGTATTCACATAAGTTCGCTAATCTTATGCCGTTCTCTTATGAACTGCTATATGTTTCCATATAGAGTAGACTATCTCTTCACCTTCAACTTTACTTGGTAAGGTGTCTAGCACTTCCATTCGCTTGAATGTACTTCCCCATTGGGAATAGTCGTTATACCTTCCTATTACTAGGCTTGGCTAGGTGTTGTCTTCAACTTTACTTGTTAAGAGTTTCACCTAATTCACTAGATTTTTTTAGAATAGTATTTCTACTAAGCTGACCTTAATTAAGACATTTCTTACAAAATAGATTTTTTAAGAAACTCTTAATCATTGTTAAGCCTGGGAATCCTGGATAATTGTTTGGATATTGTGCGAAGCTATCGAAGAATGCGTCTCCAACAACTGCAATTGGATTAAAGAAGTATCCAATAACACCACTTAATTTAGTATCATTAACAGGGAAGATTTCTACTCCATAAGCTGAAGCTATTTCTCCTCTATCTACTCCTTCTACTCCTGCCATTGTTTCAAATTTTAATATTGAAGTTAAAGCACTTACTAAATTAGCATATTCAGTTGCTGCTAATCCTAAT